CTGTTCTCATCTACAAAAAACCAGCTGTCTTCTAACCCGGCTTCTAGGGCTGGAACAATTTCTCGTGTCCTAACAATCCGAGAGATTAATCTCTCTTCGTTATCTGCCGCCATTTATTAACGCCCCCAAATCCAAGTACCAATGACCATAACGTAACCCACGCTCTGGTATGTCAATTACATTTTTTACTTCTGGACGATAGGGCAACTCCGCTACCAGGTCTGCAACAACGTTATACGCTTTTGCATAGTTAAACGGATTTGTACCTAGATTATCTAAATCCTCTAAAATTTCATCCATGTCTTTTTGAGAATAGTCGAACCCTACTAATTCTAGTCGGTATTCGTACTTCTCAGCAAATCGCCAAAATTGGGATAGAGCTTGCCTATTGTACGTAACTTCTTCCGAAGTGATCGGTATACCAAGTACTCTACTAATTTTGGGCCTGCGATCCAAGATACAATCAAGAGTGACAACAACACGTAAAGGAGTATCATTAGAAATATCGCCCCCCTTCATTTTTAAATAACCTCTATTTTGCCATACTTAAAGAGAAAAGCTCTAAACAGTTCTGGATCTAAACTTGCAATAGAACTTTCAGCTTGACTCGCACGTGAAGACACCTCAACAGGGTAGATACCGTCGTTTTCTTCAATGCGTTTTCTTACATAACGCATATGCTTGCACACGCTGCGTGAGCCGTAACCGGCGCAATCACAACGAAGTTTTTTACTGTCGGTGTTGATCTGTACTTCGTGTACTCCTGTTTCAGAAAGAAAAATTTGAGCAATTTGCCATGACATGATAGCCTCTTTCATTTTCTACGATCTCCCCTCGCTGCTTTAACTTTTACTGGAACAAATGCTTCTAGAGCAAAGCTTCCCATAGGTTCTCCATAAACTCCGCCCCAATTCTCTAACTCAACGTTTGTAGTTACGATAGTTGGTAGCCCTGCATTAAATCTTGAACGCAATAAAGCGTCAAAGGTATTCTCAGCCCACTTAGAAGCTGTTCGGTATTCTTTACCAATATCGTCTAGAACAAAAACTCTTACGTTATTCATTCTATCCGAATCACCATATAGCCCGTCAAGTAACAGCTGTGCGCTCTCGTCGGGCTCATCCCATTGAGCTTTTTGCAAACGTAAAAGCTTTGGATAGTCCATAAAAGCCCCTATACGATTTGGGAGCGTTCCTGGGGTGGCTAAGACTTCCCCTGAGATACCCCTAATAAGGCTCTGGAGAGCCGTAGAGGCGAGAGTAGTCTTTCCGTGACCTGGATTACCCACCAGGATAATTCCAAGCCCGCAGGATGGCGACCCTGCCTTTTGTATGATCTCGCCATTGAGCACTCGCCCTACCCATTGTTGAACTTTTTCTACCGCAGGACTTTGCTCAAGATCAGAAAACTCCCACCCAATAGTTTTCATTGGGAAGCCTGCCTGTAAAATCTGTCTGCGCACACTTGGTGCGAGAGCCGATAGATCGTACATCATTCACCTCCGAGTAGTCTCAACATCTTTTCTTCATGTGCTGCGTAATCAACTGCTTCTTCGTCTGAGCTTGGTCGTGAAACAATTCCGTGAATTGTTGGGTAGTATGCAAAAAATCTTTGCCACAGTGGCTTTCCAATCCCAGCATCGTGCAGTGAACGAGGATCAGCAAAGAACATGCGCATTGCTTTAAGCAAAGCTACTCGCTGAGTACCTTCTGCAACCTGCTTGTTAATCCATGCTGCAACATACTTGCCGTTTACCTGAGAAGGTACGCCTGGAGCCGCTTTCTGAACTAGATCATAGAACTCTGCAACAAGATCATTAGTTGACCACAGTTCTTCTGGCGTGTTGAGTCTATCTCGGCCGTCTCGTTGAGCCTTAACTGGCTTCTTGTACTTAGCATTAAGACGAGCCTGACGATCCTCAAGCTTGCCCACGGCGCCAGGAGTTGCCTCTGACTCCATAAACTTTTTCTTTACTGGTTCTTCTCCATCAAGATTCCAAGCCATCTCTTCCTCCTTAAGGGGCGCAGCCCCTATAGTTAAAGATACGTTAGTATCTTTAACTATACTAGTACTAGTAGTTACACTACTAGCTGTATAGTTGTCTATATACAGGTGCCCTGAAAACCCGTTGTCGGGAGAAATCATCTTTAAAGCGGCATCTGTAAACTTTAACTTAGAAATCCATTGCCCGTTATTTCTTATCCGAACAGACTGGACGTACTTAAGATCCTTAAGCTCATTTATGGCAGCCTGAATAGCATCCCTACCTTCAGGGATTTCTTTAGTATCTTTTAGTTCGTCCGCCGAAATTACTCGGCCCTTTTCTACATAGTAGTAGAATAAGGATCTTGCTCTTAGTGATAGTTTTGGGTTTAAAATTGGTTTTAACATGTAACCCTCCTTATTACTATATTAGCGTTTATCAATCCTATTTGGCAAACCACGAAGTTCTCGTTGGTTTATTCCAACAAAGCTTTGCTCAACAAGCAAAGATAGTGATAGTCCTAGGAAAGTAGCAGCAAGGGTGTACACCCCTAGTAGCTTAAATTCCGCACCTTGGTTTAGGCAAACAAGAGCCCCTAATACAAGCCCCAATAAGCCACGCAATTTTCCTAATGGTCTGAATAGCCCTTCAATAGCTGTAAGAATACAGGCTATAGCAAGCGCTGAGATTATAATTATGTCCATAGATATAATTCTACTGCCTAAAGACAACCCTGTCAATATCGAAGCCTTGACCTTCGGTATATGTTGCTGGACTAAAGGTTACTGTAACAACGGCGTAGTAAGCACCGATGATTGTACTAACGCTGTACGTATCTGCTATGTAAGCCCAACGAGTAAGGTCAGTAATAGTTTTTGTTGTGGCTCTATTAGCATCAGTTACAACAACTGTATTTGCTGCCCCACTAGAATCATTTGGCTTTGATGTTGGGTCACCAGTAATATTATCTGTGTACACAGGAATAAGTGTTCCGTCAACAGTGTAAAAATCTGTACGTAACGTATAGCTTCCTGTAGAGTTTGAGTTTAGTGGTCTAATAGCAACAGAGGTATAGTAGCTAGCATTTGCATCAATATAAATGTTAGGGCTAGAAATTTTAAACACTTTATTACCAGAAGATCCAGCGGTAACTACTCTTGCATAGGCTTGCCCATGGGTTACGTTATCGGAAAATAAAGATCCTAAAGCAATCCTACGTGTAAAGGTAGAATTAGTTACAGACCAATTACCTAAGCTTTCTTCAAAAGATGCATTAGGAATTAAAGATTCAGACAGATCTTCATATACTCCAGATGGGGTGCTTAAAGAAATTGAAAAACTACTTCCATTAGGTAATACAAGTGGAAGAGTTTCATTTAAGCGAGAAAGCTTTGTACCATAGTTATAATACCAAAGGCTTTTACCACCAAAATCACTAGAATCTCTTACTCCATAAATTGTTTTAGCGGCATTAACAGGCTTTAGGGGAATAGATGTTGCTAGTGTTGGATTAATAAACGGAGTAGCAATACGTCCGTACTCTGTTTGAACGCTACTTACGTGAAAATATGTAGAGGTAGACCCAGAACTGTTTTCAACAGATAAGGTCCAAGAAAGTGATGTTGCACTTGCCTCTAAAGAATAAACACTTGAAATTCTTGTCCAATAAGATTCTTGTCCGCTAGGTACCGTCGTTGTAGTTCCATTTAGTGTGTAAGACGCAACGGCACCACGAACATACATAGATACTATAACTGATTCCCCACCTAAAGCTGCCCAAGGTAGGTAAGCTGTACCACTAAGTGTTGTTGAGGTTGTATAGGCTATCTTTCCAAAATGAGAGTGGTATGCATCAAAAGGCCCCATGCTATTGTCTGTAGAGACCCTAGTAAGAGTTCCTGTAGAACTATAGTCAGTTGTATTTGTTGCAAAAATAGAGTTTGAAGAATAGTTATATCGGGTTCTCTTTTCCCACAAACAATCGTTAATTGAATAGAATTGTTCGGTTGTTGGGTCTACTGGGATTGGCGCACCACTACCAGAAAAGTAACTGCTTGCCTCGTTAGCCCCCTCTAAAATAGTGCCATCTAACCAGTATCTATCTCCCGCTATATTGTTTGTAAAATAAACGCTAATTTTTGCTACAGGATTTCCTGAATCAATCGCGTAGGAAGGTGCAAGTGCCGCAACTTGTATTTTTGTTGGAGCAGTTGTTGATAAAGTAATAGGGGTAGAATCAACGTAATTTACAGAAGTTGGGTAATATTGACCGTCTACGTCTGAAAGAACAGTAGGCTGATCGCTAGTAGATGTAGGAGTTGAAAACTCAATTCTAGCTACCGCTGTTCTAGCAGCGCTGCCTTCAACGTAACCGCTAAATGTTATATATCGTCCTTGATCTACAGGAATCCAATCACTAACAAAAGCTGCATTACCTGAAGCAGTAGATGTAAGTCTGCAAGCTTTTGTTTCGTAAATAACGGCAGAAGTATTGGACGCGTCTGCGTACAGAGTTCCATTATATGCGGCCCAACTACCAACTCCATTTTCAAAACCAGGATTAGTAATGTAATTCTCTTTTTCTCCGTGCAGAGCAATAGTTACTTGTTTTGCGTCTTGGTATTCAAAACTTTTTTCTGCTGGGGCAAATTGAAGCATATCTAACGCATAACTGCTTGCTGCAGAAGATGCTGGTGTAATAGTAAGGGTAATTTTAGCCCGTGCTGCTGTAATTGGAGATACAGTGCCATTTCTTCCTGACGAGGATACAGTAGTAAATTCTTTCCAATCAGTTGTTGTAGTTACTGATGTTCCTGCAGAAGTTGTGCTTAATAGATTTCCGTATTTATCATACCAACTAATTACGCCAGTAATAGTAGCGGCAGCAGAAGAATCGTAGTGTTTAATCCATCCGCTAAACACGTATCGTTTATTTGGCTCAACAACAATACCTGAAGTAATTATGTTGTTTGCTGAGCTAGGTAGAGAAAGAGTAACAGCTGTAGTTGCAGCGGTGTTTAGCCTTCCAAATTTTACTTTTCTAGGTTGAAACAGTGGGTCGTAAATTACTGACGAAGGAGCTACAAATGAAGTTGTAGAGTAGTCTACGGCAGTAAAGGTTCCGCTACTTGTGCCCCATCTTCCTGTAGATTCTTCAAAAGAAGAGTCATTATAGTCAAGCATAAGATTGTGCCCTAATAAAACTTCATTTGACCAATGTGTAAGGGCAGTTGTGTATACAGATACCCCTAGAGAAGTACCTTTAGCAGCGTTAACACGAGACCCGGTTGAGTACAAAGTTCTATGATAATGATCACCTAAAGATGCTTCATATTCAAAACCTAACTCGTTAATTTTATACTTTAGTAGATCAGAAGGAGTATAGATTGTGTTTGAACTAAAATTTAAAAGGGCAGCTTCGGTACGCAGTTTATCATAATAAAAACCAACAACATTTAAAGTTGTTAAAAAATCATCTTGGTTATTTTCACCAACTGCTTCTCCAACATACTCTACTGGGTTAAGCCAAGCTTTTGGCAACCAACGTGAAATTTGTTCTCCTGTTTCAGCATAAGGAACTGAAACTTCGTAATCTTCTCCGCAATTAATCCAGCGTGTTCCGTTAAATACCCAAAGAGAATACCAAACTTCATATCCAGTTTCAGCATAGTTTACATCAGTGTATCCGCTTGTAATTGTTGCGTAAGTACCGCCAGTTAACATAATTGCGTCATCTGGGTTGTCTAAGCTTCCTACATAACTTTTTACAAGCTTCCAATGCGTAGGACTAGCCTCGTCAGGGTCTGGAGTAATAGTTCCCCAACTAATAACATTAGTACCATAGTCATATGCCCAAACAGTCAGTCCAGAAGAATAATACGCACTAGTTGAAGCTAATTCTCCGTATTTAAAACCAGAACCATATTTATTATATCCATACTTTGCCATTTACGCCCCCAATTAAATTCCGCCGGTAACAGTAATAATTAAATTAGTTGCTGTTAAAAATGGAATTTCATTATTAGACAGAGTAATGCTTGCTGCACTAGCCCCACCAGTTGTATTAAACATAGTTATGTCGGTTGAAACAACACCAGGAACACCTTGAAGTTCTGCAATTACACTAGACAGTGGAATAACAGCACCGAAGGTATTCTTTGTGTAGTTAAAGAGTCCATCTGAACCTAATAACTTTTTGTAAACAGCAAGTTTTACATCACTATTCTTATATTGAGGTAGTGCAGAAAGAGCTACAGTTAGGTAAATAGGGACATATGTAGGTGGCAAAACAGTAACTGTTGCGCCTACAGGTTTTTTATCTGACAAGTACTTTTCTACGTCTGCTGCAACAGCGTTCCAAGTAGCTGTTGGTACTAGGTTAATTGCTGTACCTGGTGCAGTAGATGTTGCAGAAACTGTTGAAGCTACTGTAAAAGTAGTAGTAGTAGGAACAGAAGCAATAGTTGCGTTTGATACGTTTAGTGTTATAGGAAGTACACCAGAAATATTAACTAAAGTTCCTGAACTAAATCCGTGCTCTTCCGCAGTCGTGTAAGTTATTGCACTTCCATTACCAGTTGCGCCAAAAACCTGCTTTGAAGGGTAGCCAGGTGAGGCAGAGTTATCGTTTTGTGTTTGTAGATACACAACAACTGACGAGTATACGTCTGCAGCAGCATTTGTTTTTCCTACTTG